ACTTTAACAACAAAAGAAGACGTAAAAAGGTTAGAAAATATTTCATATTCAGCAGATTCGCTCTCAGATGGTGACATATTTGATTCTATATTTGATTTCGAATTGTCTCCATATGTTGCTGTAAATACTATTAAAGCAACATCTAAATGTAATAAGAAAGGTATGGTAAAATTCCCACAGTTTCTTGGTAGAACTGCTACCATGAATAAGAATAAACGTGATAAAATTAATATTGATGAAGTTAATTTATTGGGCGAAAAGCCAAAGGTTACTAAGGCAAAAGCAGAACCAAAAGTAAAGGTTGAATCTAAGACAAAGAGAGAAACTAAACCAAAGGCTAAGAAATAAGAAATGTTATATCATTAAATGTTTCAATAAATTTTTTATGTTTGGTACTTCTGTTATGTTCTGCTTTGCCAGCACATCTTACTTCAGAACCACACTCGCAAGTAAATGTCTCTTTTTGTTTTGCTAAAATTTTTTCTTTATTTTTTTGATACCATTCATCTTTATATTCCTTAACTGTTTCTTTATTTTCTTCAGCATAATGTTTAGTTTTTTGTTTAATTTCTTCTTTATGTTCTTGATAATATTTTTGCGTTTGTTCTTTAATATGTTCTTTATGTGATTCGTTATATTCTTTTTTAAAATCTTTGATTTTTTCAGAATTTTTCTCTCTATATTCCTTTTGTTTTTGTTTAAATATTTCTGATTTTTCTTCTTGAGATATTTTGGGTTCTTGTTCTTTTATAATACCACAAAGTTGATTTTGATAATCAATATGAGTTTTAGATTGAAGATGTCTATGTTTATTTCCAAATGTATAGTTATTTCCACATTCACAATCAATAACCAGTTTTTTTTGTTCGGATATTTTTTCTTTGTTAGCTTCTTTCCAAGCTTTATTGGCATGAGAAGCTTCTTCTTTATGTTGTGACCTGTATATCTTTTTTTGTTCTGACAGTTTTTCTTTATTTTTCTCTCTATAATCTTTTTGTTTTTCTGATATTTGTTCTTCATGTTCTTCAGCATACTTCTTTTGATATTCTAATTTTTGTTCCTTATTTTCCTCGTAATTTTGTTTTGATTTTTCAAGAATATAGTCTTTCTTTTCTTCATACCAATTTTCTTTATAAATTTTTGGTTCTTCTTTACATTTAGCATAAGGTTTATTAGTATTTAGCTTAGCACCTAATTGTTCTATCCAATAATGTTCTGTTGATTCTGCTTCTCTTTTATTTTTAAGATTATGTTCTTGAATTTGAATCATTGACCAATTATTCCACCCTCCATTATCTCTAATAAATTGATATACATATTGATTATATTTTTTGTCATTTTCATTACAACAAGATGTTTTATGTTGATTTTTTCTTTGAGTAAAATTTGTAGTGTGACCAATATATATATCTAAAATAGTAGTATCTTTACAGCAAAGTTTGTAAATAATTGTTTGTGAATAATCCGTTTGATTTTTTGGCATATTATAATATATATGAATAATTTATTTCTAAATAGTTTACGAATATCTTATAATATTTTATTTTATATTATAATTATGTGTATAATTAAAACTCTTCTGATATTTCAAAAGCAATTTCGGTCTGTTTATTAGCTAAACTATATTCTGATACTTTACGCTCAAAAAAGTTGGTTTTCCCCTCTAAGCTAATGAGCTCCATGAAGTCAAAAGGGTTGGCAACATTATAAATTTTTTTGTATCCAAGTTGAACAACTAAGCGGTCGGCAACAAATTTAATATATTGTGTCATTAATTCGGAGTTCATTCCAATTAATTTACATGGTAAAGCCTCACAAATAAATTCGGTTTCAATTTCAACTGCCTCTTTAATAATTTCATGAATGCGAGCCTTGTCAATCTTTTTAACAAGTTTTGAATACAATAACACAGCAAATTCGCAGTGAAGTGCTTCATCTCTCGAAATCAATTCGTTACTGAATGTGAGACCAGGCATTAGACCGCGCTTTTTAAGCCAGTAGATACTACAAAATGCGCCACTAAAGAAAATACCCTCTACACATGCGAAGGCAACTAATCTGGTGGCAAAACTGCTGCGATTATCATGGATCCATTTTTGTGCCCAATCTGACTTCTTTTTAATACAAGGGAAATTTTCAATAGCATTAAAGAGTTTCGACTTTTCCTCTTTATCTTTAATATATGTCTCAATTAAAAGACTATAAGTTTCACTATGAATATTTTCCATCGCAATCTGGAAACCGTAAAATGCTCTGGCTTCAGAAACCTGAACATCACACATGAAGCGGGAAGCAAGATTTTCCAGAACAATTCCGTCACTCGCAGCAAAAAATGCCAAAATCATTGATACGAAATGTTTTTCACCTTGTTCTAAGGTCTCCCAGTAAGCTAAGTCTTTAGTTAAATCAATTTCTTCGGCTCGCCAAAAACATTCAACTTGTTTTTTATACATATCCCATATATCGTTATATTTAATTGGAAAAGTTACAAATCTATTATCGTCAGGTGCTAGCAAAGGTTCAGTTAAAGTTTTCGACATCCTAAATAATATATTACGAAGATTTTAAATTTATTTTTAAAATAATAAAATAACTGTTTATTTTAAAGAATGGAAATTGTACCTGTTAATATGCCTTTAGTAAAGAGAGATGAACAATTGTTACAAATAGAAGAGTTAATTAATGCCAAAAGAAAAATGTTACTTGACAAACAAAAAAAAATTAGATTTATATCAAAACAAAATAAATTTTTAGACGCTGTTAAGGATGATTATGCTAAATATTATGGTTATATAGTTAAACAAAAACGTGAACAAATAGAAGCTTTAGACTTGTTAAATAATTATATTAGTGATTTAACTGTTTCAGGGAAATTAAGTAAAAATAATGTTGAAGATGCGAAACATGAGCAATATAAAATATTAAATGAACTTAAAAATATTCAAAAAGGGTTAGATGGTATTATTAATGATACAAATGATATTAATGTAAATTTAAAACAAAAAAAACTAATTTAACATATTTTTAATATAAAAATATATATATAAATATGAGTAATCCAAATTTTAAACAAGAGTTTGACAATAGTTTACAACGATTGGCTCAAATTAACACTGCTATTGACGCAAATCTTAGAAGTAAACAAGAATTTTCAGCCAGAATAGTTCAGAGACTTTCAGCAATAAATGATAAAGTTAAACAATTAGGCGATGCTATTAGAGCATTAAAGGACCAATTAACTACTTTACAAGGACAAGCTGCTGCAAATAATACCCAGATTGCAGACATTGGTACTGAAGTAAATGGTTTAAGAGGACAAATTGCGCAATTAACTGATGAGAGAGATAGAGCTGTAGCTGAATTAGACAGAGTTCAGAAACAATCACAAGCGGATACACAAGCTTTACAAAAAAGAATTGATGATAATGAAGCAAATACAAGACAGTTAACTGACCAGAATATGCAAATAACTCAACAACGCGATGCGTTACAGGCTGAGTTAACACAAAAAGGTGATTTAGGAGCAGCACATGCTGCCGAACTTAAAAATTTAACAGACCAAAATACTCAAGCCTTACTACAAAAAGATGCAGAGTTAGCCGCACAACAACAAGCAAATGCTACCCAAATACAACAATTACAAGCCGAAATAGCAGCTAAGGAAGCAGAATTAAATCAAAGAATTGCTGATGTTGGTACAAATACCGCACAGTTACAAGCGCAAATAGATCAGTTAACTAGAGAAAAACAAGAAAGAGAAGCTCAAGTTACTCAATTACAAGGTGATATTACTGCGTTACAAACTGAAAATCAGGATCTTATAAATAGAATTATAGCTGCTACACAGGCTATTACTGAGGCCACAAATAGACTAAGAGAGTTAAATGACCCTGCCTCATTTAATGAAACTGAATTAGATGCTAAATTCCAAGAACTTGAGGCATCTTTGCAACAAATTAGTAATGCTATTCAAGGTAATCCTGTTGCACAAAATCAAGCATCAGGTAACCTACCATCTGGACAAGGTATAATTAAACTCCCTCCTGATACACCCATCAATTATAGGGGTATAGATTTCACATTAGGAAGCATTATTAATACACTTCAAAATAAACCTCAAAAAGATAGAGTTACTAATCAACCAAGTAAATATTCGGTGGCTTTAAGAGGTGTACGCGCTGCACAGACTCCTCAAGAAGTTTTACAAGCTCTAACTTCTAGTGGAGTTGATGCTAAAAATGGAGCTATTTCTGGAGGTAAAAAAACTAAAAAAATTAGAAAGGTTAGAAAACAAAAAGGTGGATATACATATAAGGTTAATTCAAAAAGAAGAAGCATTACAACATCATCATTAAGGAGTTCAAGTGGAAGAGGAAGAGGAAGAGGAAGAGGACAATCTAAACGTCGTTAAGTCCTTAATTGTGATAACATACCTTTTAATTGAGGAAATCTTAAACAATCATCTGGCCATTTTCCTGTAACCTCTCTATGTGTTAATGATTTTTGATTAAATCTTTTTTTAATTATATTTTTTCTTTCTTTTATAATATTTTTCCATTTCCTTTGAATTAGTCGCAACCAAAATGTTTTTAAAATAGCAACATAATGTCCTGTATTTAAATAAACACATTCTGTTATCTCAGGTTTAATATAATTTTCTCTTGTAATAATTTGTTTATAATTTCTAAAAATATCATGTGTTTGATTATCTAACTCCTGATATCCATTATTTATATTATTAGCAACCCCGTTTATTTGATTCATATCTAGAGTTTTAAATCTAGAATAAACCAAATAATGATATAATACATCTGAATTAACATTTCCGTGTAATTTTTTATTATATAACTCTGATATCGAAATATAATATTTTGTTAACCCTTGTTCTTCTGGTTCATAAAAGGCATCACTATAATCTTCATCATAGTCACTATCGTATTCACTATCAGTATATTCTGCGTCCGACATTTTATTATTATCTTCTTTATTAAAATAATAATAATATTTTCAATTTTTTTTTAAATTATATATATATAATGAAAGTAAACTCTGTTTCAATGAAAGTAAACTCTACTGTCTCAAAAATTCTTACAAATAAGTGGGTATTAAACATTATTTCATTCCTAGCGTTATTTAATGTAATCGGATATATGATTATGGGAAATTTTAATAATGTTATATTTTTTATAATCTTAGCTGTTCTAGTTAGGAACTTTAGTCAAAATATGATTATTGTTTTAGGAACACCTCTAGTAATAGTTAATTTATTTGCCATGGGAAATGGAACATTTGAAGGTATGACAAACCCAGATGGCACTACTACTGGTACTGAAGAGGAAGAGAAAAAGAAAAAGGAAGAGGAAGAGAAAAAGAAGAAGGAAGAGGAAGAGAAGAAGAAGAAGGAAGAGGAAGAGAAGAAGAATGGAATAATTACTGCTGATGCTGCTAAAAAAGACTCTTTTGAGGTTGGACGACGCAAAAACGGGGCTTCAAAAATCGATTATGCTTCAACAATTGAAGATGCTTACGATGATTTAAATAAAATTCTTGGAAGTGACGGTATTAAAAGACTTACCGACGACACTCAAGGTTTAATGAAGCAACAAATGCAGCTTGCTGATTCAATGAAGTCAATTACACCTCTTGTTCAGGGCATGGCACCAATGATTGATCAAATGAAAGATATGATGAAAAATATGGACGGAAAAGACGGTCTTGGAGGCGTTATGGATATGGCTAAAAAGCTTACTGGTAGCATGAGTCCTGCATAATAAAAACTTAAAGATTATTTTATATAATAAATTATGGAATTTTATAAAATATATAAAAGTTGCATTATAAATAGAAAAATAAAGAAGTGTAATAATACAAATAACAATTATATTAAAGAAATTCTAAAAATTGATGATGATAAAAAAACCAGTGAAAATAATACTAGCTCTTCATTATTTAAAACAAATTTAGGTGTTGTATTTAAATAAATGTATACTATACTATTTTATATTATATTGTAATAATATAATATGAAAAAATGTCCACCTGGAGTTATATGCGTTGAAAACTATTCTATGTTTTTTTTAATAATATGTATAGTAATTATTGTTTATTTAATTTATAGTAATTTTAAAGGACAAAACATTACCGTTAATAACAGTCCATCTGAAAAAATAGTTATAAAAGAAACACAAAGAGAGAACGTTGGAGGGTTTGGTAATTGGTTCGGAGGGTTTATTCCTAGTTGGCCTTATACTAATTTACCAAGCGACCCTTTATTAAACCCTTATGCTCCTCCATTGAGAGATGAACGCTATTTTGTTCCTGGATACCCTACGGGAGGAGTTCCTCCTGGAACTGTTCCAATTAATATATCTACAAATATTGGTGCTGTTGATACTGCTTATAGACAGCTTGGCATTTTAACGCCGTCTAATGGTTCTAGCAAAGATAGCATTGTACCATTAATGGGACGTCCTTTATTTACCAATAGAGATAAATGGCAATACTATTCTACAAGTAACCAACATAATAATGTTAAACTACCTGTTTCACGTGCTGGAAGAAGTTGTACAAATGAATATGGATGCGATAAGTTGTATAATGGTGATACTGTTTATGTAGAGGGTGTTAATGAAGCATATAGAGTTACCATGTATGATAATGATACTATTAAATATTTACCTTTTGTTTAAATAATATAATATTAAACTTTTATTATTTAAATTATGCTTTTTTTGTCTTGTTTTTCTTTGACAACTTAAATTTGCGAGTTTTTCTTCTCTTTCCGCCACTCTTTGCCATAATTCCAGCTGCCGCGTTTACTGAATCAAACCCGTTTTGTTGTTTCTCTCCAAATTGAGCTGATGTAACATTTAATGAAACCTTTTCAGCAACAGCATCTGTTATATAATCAACAACATTTGATAAAGAATTCATTAGTTCTGTTTTATTAGGAAGTTGTGTTGCTTCTTTTGTCTCATTATTTGCTTCTACATTAGTAACAGAGTCATCAACAGCTGGTTCAGTTATTTCTGGTGTTTCAATTGTAGTATTAGATAAATCCGCATTAGCACCTAGTTCTGTATTACTACCTAAGTCATTTGAGGTGCTTTCAAGATTAGGAACACTAACAGGTTCGTCTAAACTACCACTTAAATCTAGAGGTTGTTCAACATTTTCTGGTTCCATGGATGTAGTACTTAAATCAACAGGAGTGTCAACATTAGTTGTCTCCATGGGTGTAGC